GGGGGCAAGTAGGTAGACCTGCTGGAGATGCAGCAGCTATAGCAGACTATAAAGCTAGGTTATTAGCTTCGCCTAAGTCTCGTAAAGTACTTGACTCAATACTAAATGCTGCATTAGACGATGAACATAAGAATCAAGCAGCAGCATGGAAACTGTTAATGGACAGGCTCATGCCTTTGTCCTACTTCGATGAAGCTAAAAACTCAGGTGGTAAGGCCGCAGTAAACATTACAATTACTGGTGTAGGTGGTGAAACAACTATTATCGGTGAACAAGAAGATGCGCTAGATGGTGACTTCATTAACTTAAACCCTGGAGAAAATGAAGATGGATGAGGAATTTAAAGGCGTAGATGAAGACACTACTGAAGACGTTGATAAAACAGTAGACTATAACAAAGTATTATTTACTGTTGCTAATGACAGGGGTTGGGACGAGCAGGGTATCCTAAACTTTGATAATTTTAGAAGGCAGGTAGGGGCAGTAGAAAGTAATAACATTTACGATAGGCTACAAGGCGATAAAGAAAGTGGTATAGGTAGGGGCGCATATCAATATGAAACAAGTAAGGGTTCTGGCACTAACTCAACTGCGGTTACTAGGTTAAAAAAGGTTTTAAAAGATACTGGCTATGACTTTAGTAATTTACCTAAAGAAGATTTAGCTATATTAAGAACAGAAGACCCTGATTTTTCTAAAGTAAGTCCACCTACTCAAGACTTACTATTTTTGGCAGACAAACTACAACACCCTACGTTTGCAGTAAATGACCTAGCTGAAGGCAAGCTGTCTCCTATGGATGCGTGGCTAGACTACCATTGGTCAGGAAGCAAAAAAGAACGGCCAAAGAAGGTAGCTCTGTGGAATAGAACTTTTATTTAATGTCTACAGACCTAAATATCAAACTGTTACCATGGCAACAAAGTGTCTGGGACAGTAAGGCTAGATTTAAGGTAGTAGCAGCAGGTAGACGTACAGGTAAGTCTCGTTTAGCTGCTTACTTACTCGTCTTCTATGCGCTACAGGTTAAGTCAGGGCATGTATTCTATGTAGCCCCGACACAAGGCCAGGCTCGTGACATTATGTGGCAAGCATTACTTGAAATAGGACACCCTGTTATCAAGAGTAGCCACATTAATAACCTACAAATTACACTTATCAATGGTGCAACCATATCATTGAAAGGTGCTGACAGACCAGAAACTATGCGTGGTGTGTCACTAAAGTTTCTAGTAATGGATGAGTACGCAGACATGAAGTCTAGCGTGTGGGAACAAATCCTAAGACCAGCGTTGGCTGACCAAAAAGGTACAGCTTTGTTTATTGGTACGCCTATGGGGCGTAACCATTTCTATGACTTGTATAAGTATGCAGAACTAAAAGAAGACGATACTTACGAGTGCTGGCACTTTACTTCCTACGATAATCCATTGCTAGACCCTAAAGAAATAGATGCAGCTAAGAAGTCCATGTCTAGCTTTGCATTTAGGCAAGAGTTTATGGCTTCCTTTGAAGCACAAGGTTCTGACATATTTAAGGAAGATTGGATTAAATATGATGACGAAGAGCCGCAAATAGGTAACTACTATATCGCTATTGATATGGCTGGTTTTGAAGAAAGTGCTAAAAGCAAAAAGTCTAGGCTTGATGATACAGCAATAGTTGTAGCAAAAGTCAGTGAAAATGGGTGGTGGATAGCTGACATAATACATGGTAGGTGGACATTTGAAGAAACAGCTAACAAGATATTTGACGCAGTAAACGAGTATCAACCACAAGCTGTAGGTATCGAGAAAGGTATTGCAAAACAAGCAATCATGTCACCACTAGCTGATTTGATGAAACAACGTAACACCTTTTTTCGCATAGAAGAACTCACACACGGTAACAAGAAAAAGACTGACCGTATTGTAGCTGCATTACAAGGTCGTTTTGAACATGGAACTATTAAACTTAATCGAGGTTCTTGGAACTTACAGTTTTTAGACCAATTATTTCAATTTCCTAATAAACAAGTACATGATGACTTGATAGATGCACTGGCTTACATAGACCAACTAGCAAACATTTCTTATTACTACGACTTTGAAGAAGATAACTTTGAAGTATTAGACTCAATAGCAGGATACTAAATATGTACCAAGATGATGATAACGATTTTCAACCTAACTTAGAAAGTTGGGTAATTAACAAGTGTGACCAGTGGCGTGACCACTACGAAACAAATTATTCGGAAAAGTTTGATGAGTACTATCGTATCTGGCGTGGTATCTGGGATAAGTCAGATAGTATGCGCGACTCCGAGCGTTCCAGAATTATATCACCTGCTACGCAGCAAGCAGTAGAGTCTGCTGTAGCGGAAGTAGAAGAAGCTACGTTTGGGCGTGGTAAGTTCTTCGACATCAGGGACGATGTACGGGATGTAAGAAAAGAAGATATACAGCTTATTCGCGCACAGTTAGAAGAAGATATGCACTTTACCAAAGCAAGAAGTAATATTGCTGAGTGTATTCTTAACTCTGCGGTGTTTGGTACTGGTATTGGTGAGTTAGTAATGGATGAAGTTACTGAATACGTCCCTGCTACTAGGCAGTCGCCTGAAGCTGGTGTTGAAGTAATTGGTACTGAAAAACGTGATAGGTTTGTAGTTAAGCTAGACCCAGTCATGCCGCAAAACTTTTTGATTGACCCTATTGCTACTGACATTGAAGATGCTGTTGGCGTGGCTATTGACCAAATGGTTTCCTACCATCAAGTACAGCAAAACATAGACAACGGCATTTACCTAGATGTAGATGTGCCTAAAAGCTCATACGACCCTGACTTACTAGATGCAAGTAAAGACTTGTCTATTTACGACCAAGACATGGTACGACTTACTAAATACTATGGCTTAGTTCCTAAAGCACTATTTAAGTCGGCTATTGCGGCATTAGAAATTGATGCTGAAGCTAGAAAATACGGGGAAGAGGAAGAAGAACAAGAAGAAGAAGAAGAAGTTACTTTAACAAGTTCTTTGGAAAATGAGGAAGAAGGGGAAGAAGAAGAAAACACAGATAGTTACGTTGAAGTAATTATGGTGATAGCTGCTGGTGGCACTATTCTTAAGCTAGAAGAAAACCCATACATGATGAAAGACCGACCAGTGGTTGCTTTCTCTTGGGACAGAGTGCCTGGCCGTTTTTGGGGTCGTGGCATCTGTGAAAAGGCCTACAACAGCCAGAAAGCACTAGACACTGAGCTACGCGCACGTATTGATGCTTTGGCTCTTACAGTCCATCCTATGATGGCTGTGGACGCATCACGCATGCCTCGTGGTGCTAAGTTAGACATACGTCCAGGAAAAACTATTTTAACTAATGGAAATCCTGCCGAAGTGTTACAACCGTTTAACTTTGGACAAGTAAGTCAAATTACATTTAATCAAGCAGCAGAACTACAAAAAATGGTACAGACATCTACGGGTGCTGTAGACGCTGCTGGTATCCCAGGCTCAATTAATGGTGAAGCCACAGCAGCAGGTATTTCAATGTCTCTTGGCGCAATCATTAAACGCCACAAGCGCACGTTGATTAACTTCCAAGAAAACTTCCTAATTCCTTTTGTTAAGAAGTCTGCTTGTCGTTATATGCAATACAGTCCTGAGTTATACCCTGCACAAGACTTTAAGTTTGTTGCTTCTAGTTCACTGGGTATTATTGCTCGTGAGTACGAAGTAACACAGCTAGTGCAGTTGCTACAGACTATGTCTCCTGAGTCACCAATGTACCCAATGTTGGTTGAGTCAATTGTGGATAACATGGGATTAGCTAATCGTGAAGAAATTATCGCTTCTATGCGACAAGCTAGTCAGCCTAATCCTGAGCAGCAACAAGCACAACAAATGGCACAGCAGTTACAGATGGCATCAGCACAGGCTCAGTTAGAAAACGTCAAAGCACAAACAGCAGAAATTGTATCTAGAATAGAACAGAATCAAGTAGAAACTCAGTTACTACCTATTGAAGAAGAAACTAGACGTATTTCCGCTATGGCTAAAAATATGCCTGTAGATGAATTCCAACGCCTTGTTGAAATAGCTAAATTAGAATTAAAACAAAAAGAAATTGAGTCAAGGGAAGATATAGTCCAGATGCAGATGTCTAAAAAATAGCTTGACTTTTTAATAAAAACATGATATAATATTATATAGCACATATTAAGGAGAATGTCAACACTTATGACACCTGAATTACAAAAATATTACGAAGACTATGCTGACTTATTTCTTACTGATGGTTGGAAACAATTTCAGGAAGATATACAAGCAGCAGCCTTAACAATTAACATAATGTCTTTGAAAGACTCTAAAGACTTGCATATATCGCAAGGCAAACTTGACGTATTTCAAAGGCTATTGAATTGGCAGAACTCAATCGATAATGCCTATGACGAGCTTCTCAATGAAGAGAAAGAAGGTAGCAGTTAATGAGTCGTAGATTATATGACTTCACCTGCTCAAACGACCATACCACTGAACACTTAACTGACCCCGACCAAAGAGAAGTTTTATGTTCAGTGTGTGGCCACATCGCAAAGCGGATAATTTCCCCAGTCTCTTTTTCACTAGATAGTTCCTTTCCAGGTGCTTCTATGAAATGGGCTAGAGACCACGAGAAAGCCGCTAAATCTTAAGAAAATCCATAATACGAAAGTACGGAGAAATTATTAAAAATGACACAACGTATCGTAGAACCTCTACAGACAGAGTTAATTCTAGAAGATGACGAGACCCTTGTTAATATCTCTAACGAGATAGATGAAGGTACTCAACAGCAGGCTGCTCAAGTCGAGGAAACAGCCCAACCAGACACCGAAGAACAGCTTGACCCCAAGTATTCCAATAAGTCCGTAGCGGAAGTGGCGCGTATGCACCAGGAAGCTGAAAGACTTTTAGGTAAGCAGGGCAGCGAACTAGGTGACTTACGCAAAGTTGTTGATGACTACATTGAATCTAACCTAGAGAAACACAAGTCAAATAGCCCAGCACAACCGTCAGAACCAGAAGTAGATATTTTTGATGAACCTGACCAGTATGTTAATAGCCGTGTTGAGAATAATCCTAAAATTAAACAAATGGAAGAATTCTTAGCGCAACAGCAAAAGGAAGCTGTGCATAATAAAATCTTGCAGAAGTATCCTAATATTGCTGAAACTGTTAACGATAATAACTTTGTTGAATGGATTAAGTCTTCAAGAGTACGTCAAGAATTACTCAATAGAATGAATAATTGGGATTATGACGCTGCTGACGAATTACTAGGTAATTGGGACGAACGTAAAGAAGTCGTTTCTAAGACAGCTAGTATGCAGGAAGAAGATAAGAAACAGCAACGAAAGAAAGCATCAACTGGCTCATCTAAGGGTTCTTCCGAACCTTCATCAAGAAAAATCTACAGACGCTCTGACATTGTCAATTTAATGATTAATGACCCCGAACGCTATAAAGCTAATGTCGATGAATTTGACAGAGCTTATAGAGAAGGTCGCGTTAAATAATCTAACTTATAAAGGTATATAAAAATGGCAGGTTTAGGTAATTCAAATCACGTCACACCAACCAATGTGGACGCTTTTGTCCCAGAGATTTGGTCAGACGAAATCGCAGCAGCTTACAAGTCTAATCTTGTAATTGCTAACTTAGTAAAGAAAATGAGTCATGTTGGCAAGAAAGGTGATACTCTTCACATTCCTAAGCCAGTACGTGGTTCAGCTACTGCTAAGGCAGAAAACACTCAAGTAAACCTAATCGTTGGTGCTGATACAGACTTTACAGTTTCTATCGACAAGCACTACGAGTACTCACGTTTAATTGAGGACATCACTGACGTTCAAGCTTTACCATCACTACGTTCTTTCTACACAGAAGACGCTGGTTATGCTCTAGCTCGTCAGATTGATTCTGACTTAGGTAATCTAGGTAGCTCACTATCTGGTCGTTACTACATGGACGCTGGTGCAACTGGCGCGTTGACAACTTATGCTGCTGACACAGTTCTAGCTGCTGACGTATTCACCGATGTAGGCTTCCGTACTGCAATCCAATTGCTAGACGATGCAGACGTACCTATGGACAATCGTTTCATGGTTGTTCCTCCTTCAGTTAAGAAGGACATTCTAGGTATCGACCGCTTCAATAGCTCTGACTTCGTTAATGGCCGTCCAGTAGAAAATGGTCTAATTGGCGAAATCTACGGTGTTAAAATCTATGTATCAACCAACCTACCTGAAGTCGAAAGTGCTGCTGAAAATGCTGCTAACGGCCGTGTAGTTGGTGGTATTCTAGGTCACCGTGATGCGTTCATCCTTGC